CGTATTAATGACATCACCTTTGAGATAACCATCCATCCCATGATGTGCATTCGTGACACAGTTGCTACTGTAATTCACGAGATGCTTCACGTAAAGCAATGGATCCACGAGTCTAAACGAGACGAAGAGGATGACGGGGAGGCTGAAGCAAACAGTCTTCAATATAAACTAGCAGACTTAATGTGGAGTTTGGGTATACTATGAATGAACAGGAGCACTTCGAATGGCTAAGAAAGGAATGGGAGGAGGCCTTCACTTCAGGGGAAAGACGAAAGGCAAACCTCGGAAATCAAAGAAAAACAAGTACGGAATCAGAGGACGCGGACGAAAAAACTGAGGATCGGTTAACAAGATTCATGAAAGGGGAGGATCTCGATGATTAAACTATTGACATTGGCGTTGGCAGCGTGTACACTAGTGGGATGCAAGGCCACCAGCTACATCCCGAATGTGAGCGTACCAGATGGGGCGATGACAGCTGTGTCAGAGTCCAGTGCCTGCTCCCCCATGCTTGGGTGGATCGGAGGACTGTGCCTCATTGCTGGTATGATCTTACTGGTCATCACCCGAGGATCTATGGGGTGGAGGCCACTGATTGGTGGTATAATTTTCATAGCCATTAACTGGGCGCTTGCCCTGTATGGTGGTTGGTTCTTCCTGCCCGTTGCTATCTGCACTGGTGCGATCAGTCTAGCATGGACAGGAAAGATTGTTTGGAAAATCGTCAACGATGACGAGATCAAATTTAAGGAGATGAAACTATGATGGAATGGATTAATAGCACACTTGGTACTATCTTTTATTCTGTGATGATGTTCTCTGCTGGTGCATGGATGGGCCGTCCTTTGATGACGTGGCTGTACTGCAAGATGCCGTGGACAAAGTGTGACTGCAAGATGAAGTGAGGATTTAAATGTCTAAAGTTATTGAACGGGACAGGTGTCCAGCCTGTGCTGCGAAGGGTGAAGATACGAAGGGTGACAACTTAGCAATCTATGATGATGGTCATAAGTTCTGTTACTCTTGTAGATATTATGAAAGTGGAGGTACATCTAAAGTGATGTCTGAACAACCCCCCGCTACCAATGGCCTGAAGTTCCTTAGTGGTAAACTTCAGGCCATTGGTGGTCGAAAGATTACTGATGAAACTGTACGCAAGTACGACTACGAAACCATTGAGAAGGATGGTAAGCGTGTAGAGATTGCTTCGTTCTATCGGGATGGTGTTAAGATTGCACAGAAACTGCGTGGTCCTAACAAGACTTTCCAATGGCGAGGCGAAACATCTGGTGTTCCCTTGTGGGGACAGCACCTGTTCAAGAAGAACGGTGGCCGGATGATTGTTATTACTGAGGGTGAGCTAGACTGTATGACAGTCAGTCAACTCAACGGTAACAAGTACCCTGTTGTCTCTCTTCCTAACGGTGCCGCTGGTGCCGCTCGTGCTATCAAGGATAACCTTGAGTTTGTATGTAGCTACAAGGAAGTTATCTTGATGTTCGATCAGGATGAGGCAGGACAGGAGGCAGTCAAGGCTGTCGCTGATCTGTTACCACCCGGTAAGTGTAAGGTTGCTAAGCTTCCTTACAAGGATGCCAACGATTGTTTGATGAATAATCAAGGCAAGGCTGTTATCAATGCCATGTGGGAAGCACAGCAATACTCACCAGATGAGATTGTCCATGTGTCTCAGGTTATTAACGAAGGAATGGTTGACCCCAGAGTCTATCCCTTTCCCTTTGACAACCTATCTGAGTTCCTTCTTGGCCAGCGTAGTGGAGAGATTACTCTTTGGGCTAGCGGCACTGGGAGTGGCAAGTCTACTATCCTGCGTGAGATCATTCATCATCACTTAGTCGAAGGACGTAGTGTTGGTGCTATCATGCTTGAAGAATCACCTCAGGAAACTGTGGATGATATGGTATCACTCATGATCAACAAACCTGTTCGAGCTATTCGAGCAAAGAAGATTATGAATGAGTTAAGAGTTAAACTAGGTAAGGATCCTATTGATATTGATATCATTGATGACCTTACAGATGAGGAGTATGCCTATGCACGAAAGCAATTGGAAGCAAACTCCTTGTACATCTATGATCACCTTGGTAATTCAGGTCTTCAAAATCTGTGTGCTCGTATTGAGTTCATGGCTGTATCTCTTGGTGTTGATGTTATTGTTCTCGATCATATTACCGCCGCTGCTGCTGGTCTGCTTAGTTCAGACACTGACTTTGACGGAGGATCGTCGGAACGGTTACTTATAGATAACATTATGAAAGAGCTTCGGTCCTTGGTATCAAGAACTGGTGTTCGAATTGATGTTGTCTCTCAGCTTAAGAAGACAGTCAAGGCATATGAAGAGGGTGATCGCATTACCCTTCAGGATCTGCGTGGCTCTGGCTCTCTTGCCAGTGTACCCAACACAGTCATTGCTCTTGAGCGTGACAGGCAGAACCCTGACCATGCTATCGCCAACACTACTACTGTTCGTGTTCTAAAGAACAGGCTCACTGGTAGATCTGGAGTAGCTACATGCCTTCTGTTTGACCACGGAACTGGTCGACTTAAGGAGATTGACTTTGCTCTTGGAGATGATGGAAAGATTCTAACCGATTCATCGTCTGACGTGTGACCTACCTACCCTCACAGCTCAAAGAGTTTGAGGGCCGGGTAGTCACTCGGGTCTTGTTGGATGATACATTCCCTATCCACCATTATCATAACACCTTAAACATTGATATACTAAACAGTATTAAAGACACAGGTCTTATTAATCCGCTGGTTGGTTTTAAGGTTCCCGAAGTTAAGTTAAAGTGGAACGGAGATCATAGAGCAAGGCATGATAAAATGGAGCAGAGATTCCGTAATGATACTAGGGAGTATGAACTATTCAAGCGACCTTACCATCTGGTTTCAGGATGTCAAAGGTGGCATGTTCTATACGAACTAGGCGTAACGGAAACTGATGTGCTATTGTATGATGTGAAATCAGAAGTGGAACAGCTTAGACATGCAGAGCTAACGCTTGGTAAATCTAAGTACTAGGAGAAATAAAATGAAGCTCGCCTTTGACATAGAGGCTGACGGCTTGAACGAAGTCGTTATCAACAAGAAGGGCTGCCCAATTCCTGAGGGTCAAGAAATATTCTGTATGGTAATACAGGATGTTGATAATCCATCCAAGGTCTATAGGTTTGGCCCGGACTCTATTGCTGATGGAGTTAACATGCTTCGTAATGCTCGGCTTATTATTGGTCATAACATTATGATGTATGATATTCCAATGCTAGAGAGGTTCTTTGGTCCAATCGATACACCATCTTACGACACCCTGATTGTGTCTAGGATGATGTATCCGGACAAGTTTGACCACCCACTAGGGGGTAACTCCCTTGAGTGCTGGGGCAGACATCTGCGTATGGAGAAGATTGACTTCAAAGATTTCTCTGAATACACAGAAGAGATGATGACCTACTGTGTTCGTGATGTGGAAGTAACAACCAAGATCTACGAAGCACAGAAGGAATTCGTAAGTAAGTATCCCAAGTCTATTAAACTTGAGCATGTTCTTGCAAGGATCATTGCCAAACAAATAGACACTGGGTTTGGTTTTGATATAGAAGCTGCCGATCTATTGGAACGGGATCTTCTTATGGAGAAGGTGGAGATCGAAGACAATCTTTGTCAGATCTTCCCGCCCATTGTTGAGGAACGCTGGTCCGACAAGACGGGTAAACGTCTTAAGGATAAGGTAACTCACTTCAATCCCGCATCTCGTCAGCAAATTGCTATGAGACTGGGTGAGAAGTATGGGTGGGAGCCATCTAAAACCGAGAAGGGAAACCCAAAGGTTGACTCTGCTGAGCTTAAGAAGCTACCTTGGGATGAGGCCAAAGAGCTTGTCAAGTATTTTGATATTATTAAACTACTTGGTATGCTTGAGGATTGGATTCACCGTGCGACAACAAGTCGTGACGGGCGTATCCACGGCAACGTCAACACCCAAGGTACTGTGACTGGTAGGATGACTGCTTCGCAGCCTAACTTGCAGCAGGTATCAGGTGACAAGCGTGCTCGCTCGCTGTTCATTCCACGACAAGGATGGAAGCAGGTGGGTATCGATGCCTCTGGTCTTGAGGCTAGGCTTCTTGCCAATCGTATGGCACCGTGGGACAAGGGAGAGTTTGGTCGTGTTGTTTTACATGATGATATCCATACTGTGAATCAACATAAAGCTGGTCTTCCTACAAGAGACTCCAGTAAAACTTTCTTTTACGCCTTGATATATGGTGCGGGTAATGATAAGATAGGAAAGATTATTGGTAAGGGATCTCGTGAGGGTAAGCGTATTAAAGAACGATACCTAGAAGAGATGCCTGCTTTGAAGAAACTTCTTGATAACTGTAAGTTTCAAGTGGCAAAGAAGGGAACTCTCACCTTGTTAGATGGGAGAGAGGTACCTTGTCGGTCTGCTCATAAAGCTTTGAACGTACAGATTCAGGGTGATGGAGCTATGATTATGAAAGTTGCACAAACAATCTTTGAGCACCTGCTTCAGAAACATAAGGGTAAGTACAACTTTATGGCGACAGTCCACGATGAGTGGCAGCTTGAATGTGATCCTTCTATTGCTGAAGAGGTTGGCGAGCTTGGAGTCCAAGCAATCCAAAGTGCTGGTAAAAGATTAGGATGTGTAGTAGATATGGATGGTGAATATCGTATAGGAAATAATTGGGCGGATTGCCACTAGGAGAAAACTATGACAACGCTTATACCTGAAACAGATTTATTAAAGGTATATATTGCTGGTCCCATGCGAGGGATTAAGGATTTTAACCGTAAGGAATTTAACAAGGCAGAAAAGTTTCTCAAGAAACTTGGGATCTATGATCCAATCAATCCTGCCCGCCTTGATAAAGAGTCGGGCATGTCGGACGCTGATCTTATTTCCAGAGATGGTTTACGTAAGGCTATGAAGAGAGACGTTGATGCGTTGTTTGAATGCGATGCTGTGTTTATGTTGCTTGGTTGGGAGCGGTCAGAAGGAGCTTTGATTGAGCACCGCCTAGCTACTATGCTAGGTATGACAATCTTATATCAATGAACCGAAAGGGTTTTATACTAGTGTTCTTTACAGAAGGCAGGTACCTAAAGAAAGGATTCTGGGGTTTGCCTCTTAAGTGGAAACTTAAACTCATTATAAAAAATCCCCTGTTTCTATATCAGCTATGGCTTTGTTGGTTTACTAAAACTTACACTAGATCTAAATTCGCTCATGTTTGTTTTAGTTATGGTGATAAAGTGATTGATATCTCAGCACACAAAGAGGCTACCTTCTGGAATCTTTTGGATTTCTGTAATAAATACCCATCAATTGCTGGTCTATACATAATACTAACAGATAAACCAATAGATATTCTTAGGTATAGAACACCGAAGAGGCCACCGAAACCTTGGAGATCCTACTTAAAACTTTTTACTTTTGGTCTAATAAATATTAGTGGTGACTGTGTTGACAACACTAAGGATGTTCTGGCTCAAGCTGATATCAAAGTATCATGGAAAGTCACTACACCGGAGGGTCTACACAGGTGGTTAAAGAAGCAGGGATATAAATGGAAACAACTAAATTGAATACGTTACTTCCTGCGTTTAAAGAAACAAAAGTCAAAGCAATCTTTGTTACGAAGACACTTTTGGAATCCGATCACAGGACAAGACTATATCAAATCATATCTTGTCAACTCATAGGACATTGCTACTTATCTTTTACACAAGATGATGAGGAGTATATAGTAGCTATAAACACAAAGAGGGGAATGTTTTTAGTTCCGAGATGTAGGTGGGAATGGGTACTAAGTAGGGGAAGTAGTGTGCCAAAGACTACATGTGTTGATCTTGGTTCTGCCCCGGTAAGCCTTTCTCAGATGTCTTGGTTTATTGATAGGCCTGAGTTTAGGTTATCATCGTTTTTAGAGTATATGTTCTGGGGGATTATTGGTAGAAGTATTTCAAAGACCTATGTACCAATGACTTGTTCATTGGCAATTAGTTATATATTAAGAATGTGTGGATACAAAAACAATCTACATGTAGCACCACACCTATTATACAAGGAGCTAGTAAATGGAGTTGATAATCATTTCTGGCGTAGCAAGAGTCGGGAAGACAGTTCTTGCCCAACTCTTAGCTAAAGAAGCATTTGAATTAGGGTTTAAACCTATCATCCTCCCCTTTGCTGGGCCTCTTAAGGACGAAGCTAGGAGTCGTGGTTACACAAAAGAAGAAACTCCCGGTGAATACAGAGAGTTTTGTCAGGTTCATGGTGCCTTAAAGAGAGAAGAGGATCCGGACTATTGGGTCCGTGCCTTTGAAGATCGCCTTATTGAAATCTATGAAGAAGAACTTAAGGATCTAAAAGATGGCAAAGCTTATTGGCAGAGGGTTGTTATCGCTGACGATTGTCGGTATGATAATGAAATCTCTATTGCTAAGAAGCACAGGGCGTGTACAATCTTTGTAAGCCCCGGCAATAGGAAGATTGAAGATATGGATGGAGATTGGAGACAGCACCACTCAGAACATATGGCCTCTTCTATTGAGAATGGTAATGATGAACTGTTGTCTTTGTTCGATTATGTTATTAATAATGATGGAGATGAGGAAGACCTTAGCGAAAAGGTTTCTTCTATGGCTCCTATCTGGACAGGGATACAGGCTTCTCCAAACTACAACAACGAGGAGATGGGTATAGTAATCAGTGAGCTGGTTGATTTGTTTTTAGATGAGTTTGGTAAGATAGAGGAAGAGGAAGACGATGACCGAGATTATTTCTGTTCCGACTAAAGCTGTTCTAGATGCGGACATCATTGCATACCGCAGTGCCTTGCAAGCCGAGACAGGGGATCCCGCATTTATTCCTTATATTATTGAGGAGATGTTAGAGATGTGGCTTCCTGCTGATGCCGACGAGTTTGTGATGGCTCTGTCTTGTAGTCGAAAGGAGAATTTCCGAAGGGAGATCTGGCCAAACTATAAGAAGAACAGAGAAACTAAACCTGAGCCTGAGTTTTTGATGGAGGTTCGAGATTATATCCAAGAGGTGTATGACTGTGTATCCTATCCCAGACTTGAGGCTGATGATATTATGGGAATGAATGCCCAAGACCAGATCGCTGTCACTATTGATAAGGATCTGAGGGGTGTGGAAGGGTGGCATTATAATCCTTTTAAAGAAGACTACCCCGTGTATGTGGACAAAGAAGAAGCTGAAGAGTTCTTCTGTATCCAATGGATGTCGGGCGATAATACCGACTGCATCCCCGGCTTGTGGAGGATTGGTCCAAAGAGGGCTAAATCTTTTCTCAAAAAGTGGGGGGATGGGGATAGACACGCCCACATCTTTGAGTTATACTGTATGGATAAGTACCGACCTCGTGATACGTGTGATTTAGACGATCATGAGCTGGCTCTAGCAATGGCTAGGTGCGTAAGAATATTATCTAAGGGTAGTTATGATATTGAGACTGGTGAAATCCATCTATGGGAACCTATAGGTGGAGTATAAAGACTAATAGGAGAAACTTTCGTGGACAACTTTCAAGAATTCATTGTAAAGAGTAAGTATTGTCGATGGAATGAAGAAAAAAATAGACGAGAAACTTGGGAAGAATGCGTGGATCGGTACTATGATTACATGGAATCCCGTTTCAGTCTCCGAGGAGAGCTTGCGGACTTACGTGAAGCCACGTTAGATCGTGAAGTCTTTCCCTCTATGCGTGCTTTGATGACTGCTGGCCCTGCTGCTGATGTTGATGATGTGTGTATGTACAACTGTTCATATATCCCCATCACCTCAATTCGGTCATTCTCAGACGTGATGTACGTACTGTGCTGCGGAACCGGAGTCGGCTTCTCATGTGAATCTCATGTGGTTGACGGCCTTCCGACTATTCCCGAGGACATTAAACGTGATCACGATGAGGTCATTACCGTTCCGGATTCCCGAGAGGGCTGGGCAGATTCCTTTAGGATCTTGCTTGGTCATCTCTATAGTGGGATTCATCCTACTTGGGATACAAGTCTAATCCGTCCCGCCGGTGCTAGACTAAAGACATTTGGTGGCAGAGCCAGTGGTCCAGAGCCGCTAGAGAAGCTGTTCAGATATGTTGTTAATGTATTTGATAAGGCCAAGGGCCGTAAGCTTTCTTCGATTGAGGTTCATGATATTGTATGTATGACTGGTGAGATTGTGATAGCCGGTGCGGTACGCCGCTCAGCCCTAATCTCCCTTAGTGATTTACATGACCGAGACATGGCTACCGCTAAGTCTGGTCCGTGGTGGGAATCCTCAGGACACCGTAGGCTAAGCAACAACTCAGCAGTCTACGACTCGAAACCTTCGCTTAGTCAGTTCCTTGACGAGTGGTCAGCAATGTACAACTCTCGGTCTGGTGAGCGTGGTATCTGCAATCGTGAGTGCCTTAGTATGCTGGCAGAGAGATCAGGAAGAGAAGTAGAAGGGATTGAGTTTGGAACAAACCCCTGCTCTGAGATTATCTTGCGGCCTAAGCAGTTTTGTAACCTAACTGAAGTTGTTGTTAGAGCCCACGATAACTTGGATTCCCTTAAGGCTAAGGTTGCCTATGCTACTATCCTCGGCACGATCCAGTCTGCGTGTACTAGATTTAAATATCTTGATGATGATTGGAAGAATAACTGCGAGGAGGAGAGGCTTCTTGGCGTATCCTTCACAGGTATCTACGACAATCGCCTGATGTCTGGTCAGGAAGGTATGCCGAAGCTTCGATGGACCTTGCAAAAGCTTCGTGAAGTTGCTCAGGAAACTAACCTGATCTGGTCAGATCGACTTGGTATTAATCCAAGCAAGGCAATCACATGCTGTAAGCCAAGTGGAACCACCTCTTGTGTGGCTGGCACGTCTTCTGGTATGCATCCTCGTTATGCTATGCAC